CTGGTTGATATTCGAATCCATGACGTGTAAAAGCTTTAGGGTTAATCTCTCTTTGTAATAATTCTAATAATTCTTGGTGATTTGAACTATTAACCCATCGTAAATAGACTCTTTGTTCAACCTCTACTCTTAGCCAGTTCGATATTGTACCATCAAACCTTGAATAATCTCCCTCTAGAATAGTGTTGTTACATCCTGCAAGATCTCGTACTCTACACGTGATCTCAACCGGAGTGTTTCCTGGCATGTACCAGGGCACTTTCTTTAGCACCTGTTCTTTGAAAGCATATGTGAAGCAACTTAATCTCAATGTGTGGTCGGTTGTACACGTTGAGATGTTTCTAGGATCATTTGGAGTGTCGTAGGCCTCTTTCTTGTTGAAGGCCTGGACCCCGAACTTTTTCTGTGGATGGTCTAATTGAGTCTGTGTTAATCTCAATCTTTGTTCGGGCCTGTTCTGATTCTTCCATACCTCATCATCAGGAACAGGAGATCCTTTGTATTCATATTTTCCGACAAGCATTGTTGAAAATTCCTCTGCATATGTTAAGAAGCGGTTGTTTGGTTTCTCTTCATTAACTACATCTGTGATTCTTCCTTTTATTGAGGCCTTTTCATTATCTTCTGTAATAGTTGGGTAAACAGCTTCTGACACAATAGGCGGACCTATCGATCTAGCATACAACTTGCCAGTATTAAGATATGTTTGATTGGTCGGTATTTGGAAATGCGGAGCATGTCCTCCTGGATAATGAACAATCGTATCAGGTCCTCCTGCAAGGTCCTTCATATACATATACATAATGCTAGCATAGTGGTCTGGTCCTTTAACCATTCTGGAAATTTCTGCAATTGTCCGGTATGTCGACTGGGTCCATCTGACACCACACTTAAGCATGGTTTCTTCAGTGTACTCTCCACTCGTCCAACTGCCTGCTACAGCAATTGATGTTGTTACCGAATCATTTGGCTCATTGGTGGTTGGCATATTCTTGATAACTGTGTAATTACCAAAAGTATACCGCATTCTTTCCAGATCCATCGAATTAGCTGGATACCATCCTATTTCAACAACGGGCACTAGGCTTATCACTCTTCTCTGTGTCACCCCTCTCACTCTATACTGATCAACTGCTACAATCTTGTTCCATCTTCTACCTGTTAGTAGACAAAATGGTATAGTTATCCACTTTAAGA